AGTACCGCCATCTCTAATAAAGCTATGACTACCATCATGGTAGATTTGTAAATCATTACCTGTTCCGAATATAGCTTTTTTTCCATCTGCAAAATTAATTTGGTTTGCGTTTAAATTAACTTGAGTACCAGTAGAACTAAAGATTGCATCAAGAGAGTCTAAGTCAGCGTTAAGCGAAATACCCCAGGTATCTTCTGCTGCACCTGGTTCTGGTTTTGTTAAGTTTAGATTGGTTGTATATGTATCTGCCATTTAAGCTGCCTCTTGTTTGTCAAGTGTTTCCCAGTTCGTAGATGGATTGGTTGCGTCTGTCCAAGTATTGCTAGGAGCTGTATTTTCTGTCCATGTTGCTGATGATACAACTATCTCTTGCCAATTCTCACTACCAACAACTTGGTCTGTCCAGTCTTCGCCTGGAACTATTATGTCTTCCCATTTTAAACCACCGACTGCATTAAAGCCACTTGTTTGGTTGATGGTGGCTTCCATCTTCTTAAATACTTCAGACTGTGCAGATACGTTAGATACTGCTGCGATAGTAACTTTACCTAGGTCTGTGTCTTTTGCTATCGCTATAACATTAGATGTTGCAGCTATAGTTGCACTTCCTAGTTCGGTATCTCTGCCTACCGCATCAAAGTCTGATACAGCTTGGATGGTTGCTTGTAACTGTTCAGCATCTCTAGCAATGGCTGTAACATTTGATACTGCTGCAATAGTTGCTTTTAGTTCTTCAGCATCTCTAGCAATCGCAGTAACACTTGATACTGCTGATATGGTTGCAATACCACCACGCTTTCTACTACCAATACTTGTAAAGTTAGTAACCGATTGTATGGTTGCAGACGCTATCTCTGTGTTAGCACCAACAGCTAAGAAGTTTGTGTTTGCCTGTATGGTTACAGACTCTTGAAATAGTATTCTAGCAAATCCTGTTAAGTTAGAATTTGCCTGTATGGTTGCTACACCTGATACAGTATTTCTAGCAGTTGCGCCAGATGTTGCGGATACGGTTGCTTCAGCTTGAAAAGCTAAATCGTTATATTTTGACCTGGAATAATAGCCTTTGTTATAGCCTATGCTGGCCATGACTTTAAGCTAATGTTACGTCTAAATCACCAGCGTTAAATCTAAATACATCTCCTGTGCTTACAGTCTTGGAAGCGTCTAGGTTAGCGTATGCTAACAAGTTTCCAGATGTTGATGCGTCTAAAATACCAACTGCTACGATAGTTCCTAAGTTTGCAGTTGCAGTAGGATATTCAATCGCTGATGGGTTGGTTGCGGTAGTTGGGTTAGTACCAGATACATTAAATGTACTTGATCGTCTTACATAGCCTCCGCCTGTTGCTTCAGTTCCACCGCCTGTATCAGTTGGTGCTACTGTGTATAAAGCAACATATAATGTTGTGGGCGCTGTATAAGCATTGCCACCAAAGACATGCTCTAAGACCTTGTCTTCTAAATAATCACTAAATCCTGCCATTCTTTTCTCCTAATTATTTTTAAAAATGTAAGTATTTCTGCCAGTTTTTCCGTAAGTTTTTCGTCTTTGCATTAAAGATCCCTTACCAAACTCTGCTTTCTCTTGTTCCATCCTCATCTCTTCTATAGCCTTTTCAAACTGTGATGAGAATAAAGCAACCCTGTCATCTTCCATAAGGAATATAGAGGCATGCTTTAAAGCACCATATAGGTATGCGTCTGGATAAGATGTAGAAATAAAATTCGTTGTATTCGTATCACTTAGCGCATCTATAGAGCCGTAGTATGTTAATTGTAACGTATAACTTGAGTCTGGTGTAGGTGCTAATTCAATTGTATTGTCCACCAATGCAAAGTAAACAGGTTGGCCTGTAGCATTACCTTTGCTTTTTCTATAAACATCCATTGATTCTATAGACTGTTGGAACAATGGACTAAGGTCATTACTGTCTATTTGTACGTTGATAGCCTCCAACCAATCAGTTGGCAATGATAGATATTGGCCATCTGCTGTTGCAGTAGCTCTTTTTACCATATCTTTATTTCTTAATCTTCTGTTTAACTCTGCCTCTGTAGCGTCAATAAAAAAATCTAACTGGTTAGTCAAATCAGATCTATTAAGAAAACTTGCAATATTAGTCTTTAACTCATCGTATGTCATACTTTACCCTTCCATGTTCTAAATGGTTTGTTGTCTGAATGGTTTAACCAATCTTTCCATTTTGCTGAATCTTGCGCCCATCCTTCTCTTACAGCTCTTTGATATACAATCATTGGAACTTCTGCTATATGTCTAAGATCTTTGCCTGGGGCTTGTTTAGACAATTGTTTTACATATTCCAAAGTAGGATTAACATCCTGTTTAGTATGGTATATAAACTTATTATCTTCTGTTGCAAATACAGATTTAAAGTTTCTTTTATGATCTATAACTGTGGTTTTTGCCATACTTAATTTTAGCACAAAAAAAAGGGAAGCCGAAGCCTCCCTTAAAGTTATTGACTAACTCTACTAAGTAGTTAAGTCAGCAACGATGCCGTGTGCAGCTTCGTTACCTACTTCTAAACCATACTCAACAAGCAACATTTTTGTTACTGCGTCTCCAACTGTAGCGATATCAACTGTTTTAAAGTCTCTTAGGTAAGAAACTTTAGCATATTCTGGATCTACTAATAATAGTGATCTATCTCTACTGAAGTTAGATGGTACGATTTTTAGCTCGCCAAAGTCTGATGCGTATATAGAAACAGAAGCTTCTACTGTGTTTGCATCAACAAATTGTCTAGCTTGAGATCTACCTGTGAAACCAGAAATAACTTGCTTGTTTACTGGACCACAAATCGCTAGTGAAGGCTCACCACCGTTTTGGAAGCAAGATTGTAAAACTGACTTTAATAAAGGTTCAGTTAAAGCTCTTCTGTTAGCAGTTGTTGCATCACCTGGAGCAACACCGTCACCACCACTTGCACCGCCAGTTCCTCTTGATACGTTTGAAGTCATCCAAGATTCAAAACCACCAGTTACTCTAGCTTGCGTGTTACTACCAGTTGTTCTAGCACCTTTTTGACAAAGAGCTGTTTCCATATCTCTTTTCAAAGCTTTAGCCATAATAGCTAATTGGTGAGCCATTTCTGACTTTTTACCAGCAGGGTCACTTGTTTCTTGAGAACCAGATACTGTTGCATCTCTTTTTGAGATCATTGCAACATTAGTTTTTCTTACTGTTGCAGTAGAAGCAGATGTTGCACCATCTAATCTGAATCCTTCGATTTCACCAGTTGCATCTACTGTTGGTAGTGCTTCTGTTTGCCAATCAAAAACTACGTTCTTAATTGAGTTTTTACCGATTGATGACATAAAAGGCGTTGCTGTTGGAGAAATGTTATAGATAACATTGCTTAATTGTTCTCTATCAGCCTGCGCATCATATGTATCAAAGACATTATTTATTTGAGCCATGATATTTTCCTATATTTAAAATTTATATTAATTGTTCAAAAACTTTAGCTGCGTCTTGCAATTTGCCAGACTTAGCTAATCTTTGTGTTGCTCTCTTTACAGGTGCTACCGATTTTCTTTTGTTAGCAGTACCAGGCCTTGCAACTCTGGCTGGTGCTTTTTGTGTTGGTTTTTTCTTGACAGTTTCAGCAATTTTATCACTTAACCATGCCTTTCTTAAACCAAGTAAAGCTCTCCAGTCATATACAGAGTTGATCTCTTCTTGGGTATATCCCAAGACTTCAGTTGCATAAGACGCAATATCAGCTTTTTCTTTATTGGCAACCTCTTGGTTTTGCCATTCTGGAATAACCTCAAGTAGCTTTGTTTGTCCCTCTTCAACTTGTTGTTGAATAAGTTTTTGCTGTTCTACAAATGACTCTTGTTGAAGTCTTTGTTGTTCAGCCTGGACAGCATCTAGCTTTTGCTTTTGTTCATTCCAAACTTGCTGTTGTCTTACATAACCAACTGGATCATCTTCATATAATGCGTTCCAATCTGGCTCTTCGCCTAAAGCACTATTCAACTGTGCTTCCATTTTCGGTAATAACTGCGAATAGATCGCATCCCTTTGCTCTAACTCTGATTGTTTCTGCTCAATAGTTTTACGCTGTTGAGAGAGTTCTTGAGTTTTACGCGTATAATCTTGCTGACGAGAATATCCGTTGACGAGTTCCTCTTGCGTGACTTCTACCTCTTGGCCATCTACCTTTACAGTAAATGTTTGAAGTTGCGGAGCTTCCTCTTCAACATCTGTGTGTTCATCTTCAACCTCTTCGCCATCTTCTAACTCATCTATAATTTCTTGATCTAATTCATCTTCAAGAAATTCAGAATCATCTTCAATGACCTCTTCTTGTGCCACATCTTGTTCTTCTAAAACATTTTCAACATTATCCTCTTCAGGTGTTAGTATGCTTTCAAACGCAGACGCAGCTAATTCTGTGTCGCTTTGTAAAGCAGTCGGTTTTCCGTTATTGCTCATAAATACTCCTTAAATGTATTTATAAGTATTTTATATCAAGAATGTGTGAAAAGGGAAGTATTAACCAATATTTCTAATTTTGTTAATATTTGCTTTTGTCAGCTTTCCTTTCTCTGCAAGGATGCGCAGATGTCTTTCAACCTCTGGCAATAGTAATAAAGACCTGTGCAAGTCTTCTCTGATGTTTACATCTTTGATGTCTCTGGAATTTAACCAATGCGTGATGTACTCATTTTTTAAGTTTTCCATAGCATTTTTAAAGACATCTGATTTGAGTAATATTTCTGCTTGTTCTGCCTGTACGGCTTCTTCGTGTGTAATAGACATTATCTAAATAAGTTTATAGGTGGTAAAGATCCTCTGGATAACGGTCTGCCGTATTCCTCTTGTCTTCCCATGCCGTAATCTTGCGGTTGCAGTAAAGACTGTGGAGGTGTTTGTATTGGCGCTCTTGGTATTTCTGGTTGCGTCAATAATGAAGGTACTTGTATATGTGTTTGTCTTGCAGGCGGTGCTATAGGCGGTGCTATAGGTACTGGAGTTTCTCTTGGTTGTTGAGATATACCACTAGCCATAATGTTTGCTATAGGTTGTTGTATAGACATTGGTTGGTCAACCCTTGCCATAGCTTGTTTTTCTACAGGTAAATAGTTTGGCTTTGGTGGCATGAAATAATTACCAGTGTATGCCATTGGAGGAGTTTGTTGAAAGTTTGGGATCTCTCCCATCTGTCCTAGTCTTGTTTGAAAAGCGCCTTTACTCATATTAACCTGTTATTAATCTATCCATTTTTTCGTCTAGCTTATCTAAACGGTCTATGACTCTATCTATGCTTATTGCAAATTCCTCTTTAGTAACGTATTTGCTAGCAACCTCTTCCCGAGTCTTGTTTACGAGTATATCAATTCTTTTGGTTTCTGTCGCGTTAGACCTAATGCTATGAATGATTGGCATAATTACAAGTGTAATCATTACGTTCCAAAATAACAATGTAGTAATGTCCATCATCAATAGCTCCAAATATGTGGTCTTGGTCTACCGTTTGCATCTTTAGATATATCTAGGTGTATAAACCTTGCGTCTCCTTTTTGATTAACTCCAACTCCAGTAAAACCATAGTCAGTAGCTTTTGATAATACTTGTAGGGCTTGATTGCCTCTTAAATATATGTCAGCTGCTAAACCTAAAGCGTGCGTGCCTGGGGCGGATTTATTCTTTTCTATGGGATGATCTGCGCATCTATAACCGCTTGTAATCTTAAACGGGAAACCAACCTCTGTTCTAAGCAATTGTAACTTATCAACAAGTTCGTTTTCAATCTTGTTTTCTCCGCAATGTTTGCAAGCGAACTCTTCTAATCTAAAATTTTCCCAAGTCATTTTGCTAGCCCCTTTGTCTTTTCATAAGACCGCATACCACCAAGACCAAGCATACACATAAGGACAGGTAGCATCGTTGATGTATCTGCTTGTGGTACGACAATACCAAAAGGTGCAGCGAGAGGACTGATGAGAAAGTTGACCGCAAAACCTGCAACACATATCCATGCTGTAGCTGGTCGCCAAGATGATTGAAACCAGTTACCTTTAGCCTCTTCTTTGTTGACTTCTATTTGTGCTTTGGCAATCTCATGGATGTGCCTTTCAGACATGGTTGCAATTTCGTGTGCAATCTTTTGCTTTTGATCTGCGTCTGGAATGACCTTGTCAAGTAGCTTCGTTACTGGTTTTATCAGTTTGTCTATCATTGTGTAATCCTATAAAGTATTCAGCGTCTACTAAAGCCAACGGCTTTGTTCTATTTCTCTTTATTATAACCAAAGGTTCATAACCTTTACAGTTTTCTTGCGATTGTTCGTATGCTTTCCACACGTTTACCGCTTCTTGGTTCTTACACTCTATAGAATATGGAAACTGTCTTCGGGATAGAACTCCCATAATGACATCTTCTCCATTAGAACCCATTGGCCTGGATTCAAGATCTTCTGGGTCAAAGCCCAATAGCTCAATGAGTTTATCTACAACCCATTGTTGTAAAGCTCTGCCTTTTGCCTTTGCAGACGATGGCCTCACTTTTTCTTTTTCTTGTACGTTACTTTTTTACCAGCTTTTTTCGCTGCTGCTTTAGCTGCTTTCATACCCTTTGATGTGTATGAGAACTTTTTATTTCCTACTTTTGGCATTTTTTTTTCCTTGTGATTTTAAGAACTGTTTATTTGCTTGTCTCTGTAAAGATCTTTCTAAAAGTTTATCTATTAATTTGGCTATTTGCTTCACTTGCCTTTTTTCATTTTATTACTTATCCACATGTTTTTAACAAGTGATGGTTTTTTACCAAACTTTTTATCTGCTTGTGATTTTGCAGAAGAGTAACCTTTCTTGCCTTTTAAGGTTGTCTTCTTGCCTTTGTATTTCATATCCCATACGTCTACCATTTTTTACAACTCCAATATCTTGCGGTTAATTTACTAGGTGGATTGGTATCACATTTATGCCTAGCGCGAAAAGACTTACGCCTTTTTGGTTGGTCTTTTTTTAT